CACTGTTTCGCTACCTAAGGCTGATGTTCCTGCGTTACCTGTTACAGCTGTAACGGAAGAAGCTAATACAACTATAGAGCCTAAACCTGAAGTTCCTGCAAATCCTGTTTGAGCTATATTTGCGTCACAAACAACTGTTTCGGAGCCTAAACTTGTTGTACCTGCATTCCCTGTTACACTAACAGTAACGCTGACTGAGGCAGGCTGACCCCAAGGACCAGTACCCCATGTAGAACGACCCCATCCTGCCATTTATTAAGCTATTCTAATAATAGCATTTGAAGCATCTGCTGTTGGAAATTGAATAGTAAAATCACCATTAGTTGATGTTTTATCTCCACCAAATGCTAAAATAGCGACAGCAGGGTCACCTGAAGCACTATCGTTAAATATCATTGCTCCATTAGCAGTTATAGTAGCAGAACTAAAAGTTAAATCTGCAAAATCAGTTAATGCAGTTGTGCCAGAAGTAGTTGGCGTAACATTAGTTAACGCACCACCTTTAGCACTATAGTTAGTTCCACTTACTTCGTTACTTGTTGTATACGCAGTTGTACTAGCACCTAATGATGCAGAACTTGTATATAAAGCAAGATTAAATGTATTACCGCTTGTAGCAGTAAAATTGTGTGTAGCTGTCATTAATTCTTTTTTAAATGAAGTACACATTGCTTGGGTTATTGCCATTACAGCCTCCTTATAATATCAGCCATATCTTTATGACCTTGTTTTTCTAATAAACCTGCTACTGTGGCTCTATCGCTCATAATAGCTTGTTTCAAATATAATAAAACGACTTGTGCCATATTATCTTTAAATGCTTGTGCCTGTGCTTTTACCATAGGGTCTGCATTATCGCTAATACTAATAAGTCTCTCCATTATTCTTTCAGTCCAATATTCAGGACTTAAACCTTTATTTTTTGTTGTTTGAACATTAACGTCTCCCATTGTTGTTTTTACATCAACACTAAACACTATCTACTCCTTTCGACATTATTTTTATTTGGTCATTCCTAGCTTCATCTCTTACGTTTTTAAACTCACCTAGCAGTTTTAATGATGCTAGTGCTTCTTGAAATTTACTTTCATATAATCCTATAGAATTAGGGTCTTGTTTTAAAAACACAGCTCCTTCTACTAACGAACCATATAACATAGCATTAGGAGCATTTTCAGAAAGCCAACTTTGATTACTATCTCCTACTGTTGTTAATGAGTTAGGTCTATAATTATAATGAAGTTCTACAGAATAATTACTATCAGGGGTCGGTGCTACTATAAAAGTGTTATCATCAAACTGTGCGTAGTAAAGAGGTTTGCCTGTTGTAGCTGCTGCTGGTGTGTAATCTCTTATAAATGAAACTTGTTTTAATAACAAATAAGAATAGTTATTACTTCCATCTATTACAGCTAAACTATAAGGAGATAAAAAATCATCGGGAGTTGATAAATATGTATTGTTTTGCGTCATACTACCGCCGACATTTTTACGAAAAACAGGTAATTCAACTGATTTTAATATACGTTCTTCCGTTGTTTGAATAAACGTATCTAATGTACTTGTAAAAGTCGATTCGGTACTGTCTAAATAGTTTTGTATTGCGGTTTTTAATCCACTATATGTAAATCCTGCCATTATGTTATACTCACTGTTACGTCACCAAGTGTTCCAGTTATTTCTTGTCCCTCTAGTGTACTACCTATTGGGTCACTTTTAAAAGTCATTCCTGCAGCAGAAGCATTATTTGTTATTACAACACCTAATTGAGCTTTAGGTAATTTAACTTCTGGTCTTGGTTTCCAAAGAGCTTCTGCATCAGCTCCTATATTAGGTGGGTCTGATTGTGGGTGTTTAGGCTCGTAACACTCTCCACATACTCTATTACCGTCCCAAGTCGTTTTTGCAGTTTTATAAGGATAAGCAAAACCGCATGTATCACAAACAAATTTAGCAAATTTACCAGAAGCGTAACTCATTATATATACTCATGTTTAGGTACTATTTTCAACGGAGACCTATCCTCGTCGTATTTAAGAGCGTTTAATAAATCTTGTTCGTATTGTTGTTTTATAATAGGTAGTTTTTGTGTGTTCTTTTTTAAACATAAGTAATAAGCCAACCCTGAAGCTAAACAAGGCATAAACCTGCTCGGTATGTCTATATCTTGTACTGACGCGTCTGCGTCTTCTATTCTACGCCAAACATAGTAAATGAGTTTGTCTGTTGAGTTCTCTGGTGTTGGATAAAGATGAATTACTGGTGTTTTCAATCGTTCTAACCAATATTCTGTAGGTCTGGCTTTAGTTGCTTTATTAGGAATACCTATAAACTCATTTCTGTCTATTCTGTCTATAGTATAATCGGTAATAACATCGCTAACATTTTTTTGTATATAAGCGTCTAAAACATCTATGTCGAAAGCATTAATTGTGTATTCACTAGTTCCTTCAGTTAAAGTAAGTTCTACTTTATTTATTTCCCACATTTGAATACCTCTGTTTGACCAATCAGCAAACATAATATTCAAAGAACGTCTTGCAGTTATTGCATCATAAGACGTACGAGCTTCCAAACCTGCAAGCTCGTACGCCTCTTCGATAGCTGTTGCTACATTTAAACTAAATGTGCGAGTACCTGAAGTCGCCATAGTTTATGAACCTGGAGCTTCGTAATACTTTAAAAACTCACACCAAACAGTGTATTCATTACCTGCATCAGAAGTTGAAGGAATAACTAAAAGTACATCCCCTGAATACCCTGAAGCTGCAGTATTCTTTAAACCACCTATGTCACTAAAATCAAATGAATTATCGTAACCAAGTGTTAAAAAAGTTACATCTGTAGTAGCGTCCCAATCAAGAGAAGCAGGTGCATCAGGTGCCCCCGTACAAGTGTACCAAATTTTATTTAAAGAAACGTGTGCACATGAATTACCGTTTAATGTTGAAGTGTTTAAAGCAGAAACGTCCACTAGGGTTGTACTACTAGCACTTCCGTCTGATAAAACAGAACAGTAAACAATAAGTTTTTTCTCACCGTCTAGTTGATTAGTTGGTCCTGTGACTGTATTAGCCATAGTTTACCTCCCTTACGCGTCTGCGAATGGTGTAACTAAAGTGCCTGAGCCTAGTATAATACCTTCTACTGCATACTTAGCCGAAGCCATAGCAGTAACTTTAACGATACTTCCCGCTAGTCCACCTTTAGTGCTTCCATTCATAGTAATAACGTCATTAGATGCACCAGAAATAAAAGTTTTACCTGTTGCGTCTGTTACACCAGTGTAAAGACCACCAACAAATTTGTCAGTGCCGTCAGTTAAAATATCCATGTCTGTTGCTGCTGTTTCAACTACAAAAAAGAAAGACGCACCTAAGTTATTTGTTTGATTAGGGTCATCGTCTCTTCCAGGAGCAGTCGCTACAATACTAGGTAAAGTAAATTTACCGTCTGCATCATTACAAGTTATTATTTTACCTGCATGCGAAGCTACTGTAAGAGTAGTGTCTGCTGTTAAGCTAACTACGTTTGCATTACCTGCTGATATAAATCCTGCTAATGATTGTACAGGACCTGAAAAGGTTGATTTTGCCATATTAAGTCTCCTTAATAAATTCTATCGTCTTGGCTTGTCTGCTAGGTCAGTCGATAGATAGTTAATATATTCCCTAGAACTTTCCTCATGATATACCATAAATTGTAAAAAAGAAAGGGGACCGAAGTCCCCTTAAATTTTTCACGAAAGTGAGTTATGCTCCAGGTGACCCGAAGATACCTCTCCAATCACTCCAACCAAAGCTGTAACGTTCTCTAGCTTTGTATCTTACATTACCAGTTTCGAAGTCGCCTTCCATACTAGTTGATACAGGAGTTCTAACGAAATGTTTTAATCCGTTAGGAACGTCAGTTTTGATAAAGAAAGCATCAGTATCTGTAAGATAATGGTTTACAACATAACCATCAGAAATCATTCCCATGTTTCTAATAGCATTGATGTCATTATCTGAAGTACCAACTCTTCCAGGAGTGTCCATAAGTCTATCAGCTACAAATTGCAAAGCAGGCGGAATAATTAATTTTTTCGCCTGTGCATTAACTTTAAGATTTCTTTCGTCTTTGAAGTCAGCGATGTCAATCAACGCTTGTTCAAGAGAAGTTTCATTTAAGTCAGCTGCAGTGCTTAGCTCATTTTTTAAGTCCACGTTAGCAACAGTTGGATGGTCTGTAGCACAAAGCTCTTTTCCATCACCACCAACATATGAAGAACTAAATGCATTGTTTAATACATTAGCTGCTTTCACTTGTTTAGTAGTTTGCATTGACCTAGCTAAAGCTCTTGTGTATCTTGAAGAAAGTGTATCGTAGAGGTTATCTTCGATAGCTTCTTCAGTTAACGCAAACGCTAATGCTACTGTCTCGTGTGTGAAACGTGATGTCCAAGATTCTTGAGCTGTATCGTAAACGACTGCTGCTCCTTCTCCCTTAGTCGGTGCTTCACCAAACCCACTTAACATTACTTCTTCCTCAAACGCTCTTTCAGAACTTTCGGTGTCGAAGATGTCTTCGTGTTCATTATTGTATCTTTCATACTCTAATCCAAAGAGAGCATGAAGTCCAGGTACTAGTTCTTTGACTAGTTGGGCTCTATTAATTGCCATTATTTATTCTCCTTAGATTATACAGCAAACGTGTTAGTAGGGAATGTAAAGAGTCCTCTCGCATAAGCACCTATTGAGTTGCTTGGTTGCGAAGCGAATCCTACACATAACGCTACACCACTTGATGTTGTTGCAGTCACACCCTCTTTAGACCTACCATTTACTGTTGAACCAGCAGTAGTAGAAAGAGTGTATTTAGAGCCGATGAAACTTACTGCAGGTGTACCTGCTGTAAATTGAGCTTCGTATACAATTCCAGGGTCATTGTAAACAAGAGCTTCTGCATCTTCTCCGCCTAGTGTCGCAGTGTCAGCAGTCCAAACTTTTGAAAAAGTTGGAGTACCGTCAGTTGCGGTAAAAAATACCCCGTAAAACACACCTACAGGAGTGCCTGTCGCCGTACCTTGAATGACATATCCGCTAGATAAATTAACTACATCACCTGAAAAGATTGATGCGTTAGTTGCACTTGCGATTCTCATTTTAGCAGGACGAATAACACCACCGTACATATGATACGCAGGGGTAAAACCATCAGGTTTATTTGTATTAGCCATGATTGTCTCCTTTGTCTAAATACATTGTTATTATTAAGTTCCTTTATCGG